TAAGTACAGTATAAATGATAGGCTACTGTCCTTTGGAGGATCTTGAACCTCCGACCAGACAACAGCAACCTGTTGTTAAACCCAAGGCTGAAGAAGCAAAGCCTGTGGTTGGTCTAGAGGAAACTGAATGTAATTACGTCGTCATGGCTTTCATTGTCGGCGTTCTTTTCTTAGCCGTCTCTGATTCCATCAGGGCGTAAATTGAAATTTAATTCTACCTTTGGGACTTTACACCCCATTAGGTAAAATTAATTAGTAGTTAAATGTTGTGATCTGCGTGGCACCACCTGCGCTTACACCATCCAGAAGACCTTCATCACCCGAAATATCGCGTGTAATCTTTTCGAGTTTACCTCCACACGCGGATACGAGCTCAACAAAGATGTCATATGTGTACGCCCGTTCGTTATCAACATTGTATGGTATAATACTTACACCTCTTGTACCAGTACTTACAATTGGATCCCATGGATAGCTATTTGTTCCACCAAATATATTCTTTGTACCTACGGCTATGTCAAGCGTTGGTAATGATTCGTCACCTGTACCACCTTGAAGTTCTAGTATCATTGTACTTAAGTCACCAACGGTAGAACCATCAGTTCTTCGTAAAATAGCTGTCACTTTTGTGTAGAAGGCACCATTACCAAATATTAACTGTATATCTTTGGCCTGACCCGTCGCAATTGAGAATGTCTTGGAGTATGTTTTACGTGATACTTCATTCGAATTTGTAATTATACCACCACCAACTTCCAAATCCGTTGAGGCAGTATCACCGCTTAAACCAATTGCTACCTGGTTACCAAGATCAATGTTACCACCAACCGAAACATCACCAACGATTTCAAGATTACCATTTACGTGTGTGGTCTTGGAGCTTGTGATTGGATTTATGTAGACATTACCAGTCGTATCCGAATAAATATTGGCAGAACCCGCAGTTGTCTTAAACTCTATGATTGCGTTCGAAGAACTGTTCTCTATCCGAGTAATGCCATCATACACATGGAACTTTGTAGCTGGACTGTGCGTACCAATACCCACATTACTTGAATGAATGAGGTGAATACAGTTTGTTATTGTGCTGTTATTGGCAACGCCCATGACAAGACCAGTGGTACCATTTGTGGCATTACTGAAACCTCTGAGATAGCCACCTTCTCCGTCATCTGTGTAGATGAGCATACCCGTCTCTTTGTTTGTGCCACCGCTTTCAAGTTTCAAAAGGTCGATGTTCCCCGAAGTTGTATCATAGATGTGAATATTTGAGCTTGGTGAATTTGTACCTAAACCTAACTTACCATCAACATCAAAACGAGCGAATTCGGAGTCGCTGGAATCATCAATTTCATGTACAAAAGTTAATGGACGACGAACAGTACTATCTAAAAGACTTCTAATAATGTTCCGACTTGAAGCACCAGTTGTTGTCGAAAGTTCAAAACCTGTGAGTTTGAATGAACCACCGCCAGCAAACTCAACATCACCATTGACAACTAACTTGGTATTTGCACCCCTACCGTTAGCATCTGAGCGCTGACCACCAACAACTACGAGGCCGTTATCACAAACAACAAGGGGTTTATCAGTTTGACCATCCATGTCATCTAAAATGTCATAAAAAGTGTCACCAGATGAAGTATATGTTTGGAATACGTGTTCACCTGCGATGTGTCTAATTCTATCTGGACCGGTATCTACAGACGAAGCCTCATTACCTTTAAATATGAGTAATTCTGTTCTTGAAAAATCGGTATTGTACCTTCTCTCTATCATATGAGTATTACCAAACTCATCACCACTGAGACCACCAAATGAAAGTTGTTGTCCAATCACAACATTACCCAAAACTTCCAAAGCACCCCGTGGTACATCTGTGCCTATACCCACATTCCGTGATGTACCATCAATGAATATCCCAACAGCACCAGAGTCATAGACTTTGTTGGGGTTTTGTGTAATTCTGAACTCGCTAGAGCCACTCACACCAACTGACCAACCCGAAGGGGTTAAATCTCCGTCGGATTGAATATAAGATGTGAAAGCATTACCTTCATTAATATCAGTCTGCATAGCGACAATAGCATCACCCGATGGAGACTCGTGATTGTGTACAAGAATACCATTGGTTGTTGGGTTTGCCGTACCCGTACAATAGACTTCTAAGTGTGCTGTGGGTTGTGTAGTACCAATACCCACACGCCCTTCGCTTTGAAGTGTCATGATGTTGTTCTCATCTGTATAGGTTTCATCTGACAAGTAAATATCCAACTTTGCTTTGGACTTTCCAGATGTGTTATCATGCTTACCCAATTTGAAAGTGGTTCGCACACCATCACGTGTCTCATTCCCTTCACGAGCTAAGTGCATCACCGTACCAAGGTCGGTTGTATCCACAATTGGTTGGGTATTTGTGACAACAAGTGAAGAGTTGAGGTGATTGTACCCATTTCTGTATGTAGGTTGATCATTGATGAATACTGTACCACCCGAAGTGTGAAGTCTACCCACTGGGTTCGCTACATTTATACCAACATTACTTGATTCCAATATGGTCAATTTTGGTGTTCCCATGGTGGGTGTAGTACTCGCAAATACCTTGAGACCCTTGCCAGATCCGACAATATTTTCAATTCTGGTTTCTTCATTTGGTACACTTGTGTATGTACGCATCGCGATATTACCTGTAGATCCCCAAATATTACCAGTTGAAATTGTGTTGCTTCCGATGACATAAATATTTCCGGAGATAGTAAGTCTCTCTGTGGGGATGGTGTTTCCTATACCAACAAAGCCATTTGGTGTAATTCGCATTCTTTCTGCATTCTTTGTTTTGAATAGTATGTTTTGATGTGTATTTGATGTACTTGCTCCATATATTTCTATGGAGCTCACATTTGATGCAGTTGGACCGGATTTAAGCACAAGTACATTTGATGTACTATCACCACCGAATCTATCTGCGTGGATCACAAGATTTGAACTTGAGAAAACCATTTCAGTTGTAAGATTTGTTGTTGCGGTATTACCAAGAATGCGTAAGCTGTTTATTGCACTTGTATTAGCAAAAATTTTTGTTCCGATTGAAAGGGTGTCCGTTGGTGAAAGGTTTGCAAATCCAGATGGAGCTGCATCATTTGTACGAAGGGCGTTCATTTGAACATTACCACTTATCGTCACGGGTGTGTCAGAGGTCGCATCCAACACAAGAAGGTTACCTGCTCGCAAACCCGTTGATCCAAGTATGAGACCCTTTGCGAACACATTACCATTTGCATATACGACATTTGAGTTTGTGTCATCAATAAACACATTTGATCCTACACAGAGATTGTGTGTAGGATATGTATTGTTTGCTCCAATATTATTTGATGTATAAATGTCGCCATACACATGAACATTTACTAATTTTGTATCGTCCACATCAATTGTATCTGAGTTTATTCCGCCATAAGAATTTGTTTGGAAAAAGGCCATTTCTCTACCCCGATCACCCCCAACAAAACCCATTCCTACATTTGAATATCCCGCACCGGGTGTCATAACAATTGCTGTTTCTCTTGAAAGAACATCATTCCCAAAAGCTGAATGAATGACAACATTTGCAACACGCAAATCTTGTGTCGCGATATAAGTGGCAGTTTCTGTAACTGTGATATTACCTGTTACAGTGAGATTACCAATAAGGTTCAAATATCCTTCTTGATACACATTACCATTTATCTTCATAACATTGGAACCCTGGTCAAAAATACCAACATTACTCCCAACACTTATATTTGATGCTTTGATACCACCTATAACGGTTATAACATTTGATTCGGTTTCCTTAATTGAAAGATTTGCCCCAGATGTTATAAGTCTATCAGATATAATGACATTTGTAGCAACCAAGTTACCATTCACTGTCATCAAATCACGACCTGTTAAATCAATATCAACTTTTCTAGTTTCACCACTATTCACCTGAAAAGCCTTTGTTGGGTTTGTTGTACCAATGGCAAGTTGATTTTCAATGAATAAACGCTCAGCTTTACCACGACCCTTCAAGTCAAGTATGATTGTATCAGTTTCATCCACGAAAAACTTATCACCCACAGAGAGAGATTTTGTTGGTGTCGTATTCGCTATACCGAGACGCCCCTTTGTACCAAGGTCTTCAACGAGAAGAAGTTCATTTGCTTCAACTTCCTTCGTCAAAATACTCTTGACACCTGTAAGAGTTTCTTGTTCAACGGGTTCTGCGTCCAGACTTGCCACATAAATCTGTTCGAATCTTGCGGTGCGACCCATTTATACTTTAGTTCCCGAATAAAATTCCAGCCAAACCATCCTTGATCCTGAGGACATTATAGTTTAATGCGAAAACGCTGATCTCATCTTGGTTACCCCTAAAGCTACCCTTCTCAACACCACGAAGTATGAGCTTTGCGTTATCAAGTCTACTGAAGTTACACGTACCTGATGGGTTGTAATCTGATGCATTCATACCAAAATGATACACGAAATATCTTGTGTACATAAGATCTTCTGAATCAACCCGGAAATCAGTCTTGCCATACTTTGACTTGTAATAATTTTGAACTGTGTGGAAATAAGTTGGACTCATATTTTCAAGAAGTGGTGTTCCATTGACATGAATGTCGGCATTTCTAAAAGTAAAACGATCATTTGTTGGATCAATATTTGTTGCCGAATAACCGAAGAAGATTGACTTCACGGGGTGGTTAAATGAACTCAAATCTAAATCGTTATAACCACCTGCGGTTTGAACAACGTTATC